GCACATTGGCTTCTACAAGCGGCGGAACAGGATTATCTACTTATACTACTGGAGACATACTTTACGCCAGTGGCACAAACACATTAGCAAAACGCGCAATAGGTTCTACTAATCAGTTATTAACAGTAAGTGGTGGAGTTCCTACTTGGACTAGCAATGTCACACTAACTCAGTATCAAGAAACCACAGTAGCAGGCGGCAGTGTTAGTGGGACTATCACACCTAATGCCGCTAGCGGAACTATCTACAATTACACATTGACTGGCAGCATAACTCTAAATGCTATTACCAATGTGGCCGCTGGAACTAGTATGACCATCATACTAACGCAGGGCGGTAGTGGAAGTTATACTCTAACCAGCAGTTGGAGATTTGCTGGCGGAAACAAGACATTGAGCACTGCCGTCGGTTCCAGAGATATTATTAGCGTATTCTATGATGGAACTACTTATTATGCCTCACTAACTACTGGGTATGTATAATGTTTGCTACTAGAGTTGGATTCTATAAACAACCGGCACCATCAACCATAACGGTTACAGGTGGCACACTCACATTTGACGGATCCTATAGTGTTCGTACATTTACCGGTAATGGCACACTTGGAATATCAGGTGGCAATCTTGCTTGTGATTATCTCGTAGTTGGTGGTGGTGGGCGAGGCGACACTGGTAATTACGATATTGCTGGAAGCGAATCCGGAAGAGGCGGTGGTGGTGGCAGCGGAGGACAAACTTTAACTGGGACCACCACGATAAATTCGGGCAGTTATGCAGTTACTATTGGGGGCAGTCAACAAAATACTACTGTTGGGTCTCTTTTTACTGCTCTTAAAGGAAATAACGGATCATTTAGAACTGGTGGCGCGTCTGTTGGCGGATCAGGGTCTGGCGGTACTGGAGGATTAGGTACAGGAACTGCTGCAACTAACGGAAACAACGGAGTGTTATCTAGTATTAGTGGCGTTAGTGTAAGATACGGCGCTGGAGGCGGTGGTGGTGCAAATTTTACTGCCGGAACTGGTGGTACAACAGGTGGCGGAACCGGTGGCACTTATCAGGGACCAACAAACGCTACGGCAGGTTCTCCGGGTACCGGTAGCGGTGGTGGTGGAGGAGCAACAAGTAGTAATAACGGGGGTGGGGGTGATGGAATATTCATCATTCGATACTTAACTGCTGGAACAAACTAATAAATACTAATAGGACACTAAACAATGGCAACAAATAATCAAGTTAACAGTAACTTTTATCAGATCGGCGTAGAAGATGTCGATGGTAATGTTATTGCTGTTGATAATCTAGACTATGTTCAGTGGGATACAACAGCCACGCCTGCTACAGCCGTTGCTAGACAGCAATGGGACACTGGCTATGGAATGCTACAATATGTAGTTAAAGGCGGTAATGTCACATTACGAATTGGCGAAGACCTAGCCACATTATGTTATAACGATACTGCTAGCACAATGACCAAGGGTCAAGTGGTTTATATCTCAGGAGCACAGGGTCAGCGTATTGCTGTATCATTGGCAGATAATACTAGCGACACAACCAGTAGCAAAACATTCGGTGTAGTGGCTGAGACTATTGCTGCCGGCGCTGAAGGCTTTGTAATCACACAGGGCAATATCAATGGCATCAATACCAACGCATATGCCCCAGGCACTATATTATGGCTTGGAACTGCTGGAAACTACACAAGCACAAAGCCAGTAGCACCAGCCAATCTAGTATTCGTAGGAGTAGTTCTGAAACAGAATGCTAGTAGCGGTGCCATCTATGTAAAGCCACAAAACGGCTACGAACTAAATGAGATACACGATGTGCTAATCACTGATCCAGTGGCTGATAATAGTTTGCTACAATATGATAGCGCAACCAGTCTATGGAAGAACGAAGCACCAAACACAGCACTAAATGGAATATTACCCAGTCAAACCGGCAATGCTGGTAAATTTTTACAAACAACAGGCACAACTACACAATGGGCCACAGCAGCCACAGTAGACGATGCCATAGTTTATGCTATAGCATTGGGAGGCTAAAGGAATAATATGGCAAACACTTTTAATAACGCAAAAACCAATCTTACTACAACTAATATTACTGATGTTTATCAGGCACCAGCAAGTGCGGGAGCAGTTAGCATTGTATTGAGCACATTGATTGCTAATACAAACGGCGCTAATAGTAGCAATGTCAATCTTGTTCTAACTGATAGCAGTAATAATGTATTGAGCACCATATTGTATTTGGTTGCTATTCCACAAAACACCACTCTAGAAGCAGTCAGTAATAAGATAGTGCTTAAAGCAGGAGAAAAACTGCGAGCAACAGCAAGCGTGGCTAACTATCTTAGCGTTACTGTTAGTTGCTTGGAGATCACTTAATGGCTAAAGTTCATATATCGCGTGAGGGATTTATTGGTAAGAGCACACTGCCTAATATTAGCAGACCTGGTCCCGATGTCAGTTATAACTTATCCGGATTACTTAATGCCAATCAAACTACTAACAATGTTAGTAACACTGAAATCGTAGATAGTAGTAGTTATGGCTATTACATATCCAACATAGCGGGATTCCCAAGTCAAACTCAAATTACTCCATTCGCTGCTGGAACTGGGGGCAGTTTATTTTTAGACGGATCTGGGGATTGGTTACAAGTATCAGGAACAAATACGCCATTGGCTATGAGCACCGGTGATTTTACAATAGAAACTTGGTTTTTTATTCCGTCCATGACTAATAACACAGGCAATACTATAATTGACTGGAGGAATGCTGCTAATCAAGTAGCACCAACATTATATGTTTTCAGAGATAGCGGCGGTATCACCACTGTAAGATATCTTGTATCTGCCGCAGATAGAATAACTAGTTCGACTATTACTCTTAATGCTTGGAATCATGTTGCTGTGGTAAGAATAAGCGGAACAACCAGAATGTACTTAAATGGCGTGCAAACTGGATCCAACTATACAGATGGCAATAATTATATAACTAACGCAGATAGACCTGTTATAGGAGTAGATTCTCCCTCGCCAACTAATTTCTTAACAACCAGCGCGTTTAGAGGTTCAATTTCTAATGTGCGTGTTGTTAAGGGTATCGGAGTATATACAGGAACTTTCACAGTACCAACCAGTCCATTAACTGCTACACAAAGTGCTGGAACAAATATTGCTGCTATTAGTGGAACAGAAACCAGTCTATTGCTAAACTTTAATAATCCACGTGTAGTCGATAGCAGCACCAACAATGTAAAAGGTTTGGCGCCTAGTTCATTGACTTGGGCACCGATCGGAGGCCAGACTAGATTCAACCCATATAGTGGTGGGGGAACATACGGTAGTTATTGGTTTGACGGGACATATACTTTTATTGATAGTCCAGCCAGTGCTGATTTTGGATTAGGTAGTGGAGATTTTACCGTAGAAGCATGGGTGTATCGTCAAAATAATAGTGCTCATGTAGTTTGCGGTACTTGGAATAGCGGAGTTACCGCTAATTCCGGATTTATTTTTTCAGTAAATTCTAGTAATCAAATACAATTGACTTATTTGATCGGCAGTACGCAAACTAACTTTACTGGAACTACTACTGTTCCAGCAAATCAATGGAATCATGTGGCTGCTGTTAGAAGTGGATCCAACTTAAGATTATACTTGAATGGTGTATTAGCAAGTACAGTGGGTACTATTAGTGGCGCGATTAATACTCCTGCAACAGCGCCATTGCGTATAGGCGGATATCAAGAAACTACTGTTGTTACTAATGGCACATTAGGTCTAGGAGTTCAATATCCATCTAGCGTCATGAACGGATATATTACTGGTATTCGTATAGTTAAAGGAACTGCTGTATACACTGGAACTTTTACTCCCCCAAGCATACAGCCAGTTGATGTAAGCGGCGCAGCAAGTGCAGCAAGTTATCCAAGCACCACTAATGTTGATACAACATTTGCTAGTACGCAAACAGTATTGCTATGTAAATTTGAGCGCGCAACCATTCAGGATAATGATACTCTTCCTAATCCCGTATATGCTATAAGAGATATTACCACTAGCACCACAGAAAAGAAATTTGGAGCAGCCAGTTTAACATATACTACTAACAGATTAAACTCTTGCTTATATATTCCAAGACCGATAACTAACTGGGGTACAGGCAACTGGACCTTTATGTGTTGGGCATATATCAGAAATTGGAATGTAAACGCGGCAGAAGTCGGCAATGGATTGCTTACTATGGGTATAGCGAATTCGGGTACTAGCGCAAACAATGTTTGGAGATTATGGCTTCGTGGCAACGGAGTATTACAGGTAGGAAGATATGGGATAGGCGATACAAATTTAGGCTCCATCACTCCGGCAAGTTATACAAATACATGGTTTCATGTGGCATTTATTAGAAACAGTGGAACTGTTACTGCATACATCAATGGCACATCTACCGGGACTGCATCCTTGTCTGGTACTACTGGTAATGCCGGTGGTTGCTTAATTGGAGGATTTTACAATTCTGGCGCGCTAGACAGTACTTATCCTATTCAATTTTTGGACGGCTATCTCGACGATGTAGTCATAGCGTCAAGCGCATTATATACATCGAACTTTACACCTCCAACTACACAAGCCACTGATCCCTATATTGCCCCAAGCACAACAACAAACAACATATATGGCCTAATACAGAACTATTAATAACAACTAAATACAAGTATCATGCTGGAATCACTTACTGCCCTAATCAAAACATTACCTGCTTGGTTATCGACCATAACCGAAATACTAGTTATAGGCATAGGTTTTGCCACAGCACTAACATTACTCGCTGGAGTATGGATTGGTATATTGGTAGTAAGACGCAGAGCGCGTAGTATCAAATCATTTACTCTAGTTCCGTTTGGAATAGAGTTTTATACAGAATTAACCAAGGAGCAACAAAATGCCGCTGAAAAAAGGGAGCAGTAAAGCAGTAATCGCTGAGAATATCCGCACGGAAATGCATGCAGGCAAGCCACAGCGCCAGGCTGTAGCAATAGCCTTTAGTAAAGCCGGCAAATCATATGACGATGTAAAAAAGTCTGAAAAGAAAAAGGCAAAAAAATGAAACATAAACACAAAGACCCAATGGATCACTACGCTGGAATTATGGATGGCACTTGTCGTGATGAGACTTGCGGTCACAGCAAACCTGGCAAAATGCGTGATATGGATTATATGCACGCTCAACACGAAGCCGCAGAGAGTCCTGCTTATGAGAAACTTGAGCACGAGGGCGCCACACTATTGACCAGAATGGGTGCTAAAACTGGTGAGCAAGCAATGAAAAAGATGAGTAAAAAAGCCGGCAAAGGATACTAATCTATGGCGCTAATTTGCCCCGTAATCCAAAATCAATACTTCGACCCTAATGGCAATCCATTGGCTGGAGGTAAGTTGTTCTTTTACGAGGGTGGATCATTCAGCACAGAGAAAACAACCTACTCAAACAGATCAGGCACAGTAGAAAACTCAAATCCTATTGTATTGGATAGCAGTGGTTATATAAACACCAATGTGTTTCTTGATGTTGGCTACTATAACATCACATTAACCAGAGCAGATGGCACCACAGTATTAAGTACTTGGACCAATATAAGTGGAATCGATTGCGATTGTAGCAAATTGTATTTTGGATCACACTTAGCGCAAGCAACACAATCAGTATCATACGCTGATTGTGCCATAGATAGCAGTGGTAATACATATTACATTGGAACATTCATTACTACGGGAGCAATCACTTATTATGGCGCAGTTACAAAGACTGATAATTCTGGCGCAATACTTTGGCAACGATATGTTAGTGTTAATCATGTGTATGGCGCTCAGTTATTTCGTTGCGTAGTGGATAGCAACAATGACCTATATGTATTTGGATTACGCAGCGATGGTGGTGGTTCTGGACCACCAGGTGTCTATGATGTAGTTGTATTCAAATACAGCAGCAGTGGTACATTAGTGTGGCAACGAGTGCTTACTACTGGCATTCCAGGTGAGGTGGAATTTGCTCAATTCCCTCCAGCACTATGTATCGATACTGATGATAATGTTTATATTGGTTTTGGTCAGTTCTATGGCGATCCAACTATAGCCAAATACAACAGCAGTGGTGTATTACAATATCAAGTAAAAATCACTACACCAAGTAATTACTGGATCAATCATCTATTCTATGATAGCAGTAATGATACCATTTGTTATAGCGGAAATTTCTGTGCTGTTGGCAGAATTAATGCCAGTGATGGTAGTATGGTAGTTGGCAGAACGGTAAGATTGGCTGCTGTTGCTGGAGCAGATCTACTAAATGCCATACCACAAGACAATAACACTTATGTAATAATGACCACACCTGGTCCAGAAATTGCCACATTGACTGTGTTTAAGTTAGACGATACCGATAATATCGTATGGCAACGATACTATGATAATATAGACAGCGGATTAGTCACAAACTATATGTGGGGCGCTGTAATCTCTGGAGACAAACTATACATAGCCGCTGAATATAATCCTGGATATCATAGCGTATGGATATTAGAGATTGATACCATCAGCGGAGTTTGTACTAAAAACTGGACATTAGGAACATTTCAGACTGCTATCTACGGAGTAGGCATCAGTGTTCGTGATGATATTATTGCTGTGAGTGGGGCAAGTGGCAATGGCGCATTAGTATCCAGATTGCCCACTAATTATGATTACATTGGCGTCTATGGTCCATCTACATACACCAGTGGCACACAGACTGAAACAACACCAGTATATACTGTAATTCCACAAAGTCATGGTGTTATTCCTGGAACACTAATAGATCAAGCCGGCAATCTAAATGAATACACATTCAGAGTTACCGGCCAACTAAACGATCTTATACTGGCTTAATGAACAGTATGATCTCCACGCCTGATCAGTTCTGCTAGATACTCGCTGGGCGTGATTCCATTTGCTTCTAACATCTGCTCAAATGTTTGACGAGCGATTTTACGCTCCTCATATTCATCGTCTGTTTCATTATCGTGCTTGGAAATTGCGAACACATGGTAAAATGACTGTAGAGCAGTCATATCTTCCATCTTGGCAGTGTATTCTTCCATATCATCATCTTCAATATCGTGTTCGTTCATTGTTATCTTCCTAGTAAGTGAACTATGTAATCTTTCTCGTCAATGTAAAAATCCATGCTGCCAATTAGCACATCATTTACAGGATCTTCGCGATATCTGAAAAGAGGGATGTGTCCATCCCAGTTGTGAGCCATTAGCCAATCATAGTCTTTACTATTAGTAATAGCAGCAATTGCCTGGCGGCGTGCTTCATATTGTTGCTGTGTCGCGCTGAGAATACTAGCCGGCGGCATACCGACGCGCACTCCAATGATTACGCGCTGATAGATTTTAGCAGTGGTGGTAAATTCAGTTGCATCACCGTCTTCTGATCGCACTTGCTTATATTCAGGCACTGATATAGTTTCTGTGCCGTATCCGTATATGTCTTTATTCATCTATTCTCCAAATCGTTTTACAGGTATATCGTGTAGTTTTGCTACAACGACATATCGCTCCCAGGCATCACGCAATCCTTCGTGCTGGGCGAGTTGTCTATCAGTAGGACCAACATAGTTTAGTTGATCCTCTGATATAGTCAAACTATTATATTGCGACCGAGCCAACTCTTCAGCACTATAGATTTTGTGATATTGGACAGCACTAGCAGTGTTATACTGATTACTGACGCCAAATACTTCATTCCATAGGTTCATTAGTATTGATTCCATTGTAATTGTTGTTCTGCTGCTTTGCGGGCAGCGATTGCGTCATTGACATCATCAAAATATCCAAGATGTTTTCGTTTATTATTATCCATAATATAAGCATTCCATTTTTCATATGGTTTATACCAAGTTACCCCGCGATGTCCAGATATGTTCTTTACATGAAGTTTCATATTTTGAGCATTTTGAGCATGAGAACAACAACGCAAATTTTCTATGCGATTATTTGTCTTATTTCTATCAGCATGATCTATATGTTTGTTAGACGGGATAGGCCAGTTATGCATCTCCCATATAATTCGATGTATTCTATATGATTTGCCTTGATAGCCTACACAAACATATCCAGTATGATGCAAATATCCTGCTTTTGATCCTTTTTTTGCATTGCCTTTAGTTTCTTTCCAGTATAGATCACCGTCTTTGTATACAAAGATTTCGTTCCAATCTATTACTTTATGCATCTAAAGGCCTCTTATATTTGGCGTATTCGTCACGGAACTCTTGCTCCGAAATTTCTTCGTCTGCAAAATAGCAGCGCCATTCCTGCCTGCTCATTTTCTCGCGTTTCTCAAATTTTACTTCTCGCTCCAAATATAAGCCAGTCTTTTCGTCTTGATATATCTCTTTTTTAGGCATTATTTTTCTCCTTTAGTAGTTTTAGCCTTTGGTTTTAGCAGTGCTGGAATATCTGCTGTTTGCTTTACCATGGTCTGATATGGCAAATTGATGCGATCAAACTGAACACCACCAATAGGTTCCCATCCCAATTGTGTGTGTTCATTGACTTTATTGGCCATATCGTCAATATTCTGACCACTGATTATAATATATTTCATACTTTCTTCCTTACAGTAATACTTACCTCATAGTCACCGAAGTCAAATAAACTGTTCTGCGTAATATTTGGCTGTGGTGTTGGTTTTGGTTTTGGCGTGATTGCTGGTTGTCCTTCTACAAACTCAATGTCTTCGATGTGCTCTGGAAATATGTCATGTAGCACTCCGAATACTACTTCCAATCCGCGTAACTGCTTTTCGCTGTAATTGCGTTGATTGCCAGAATCAAAGTTATGTATCAGACCATCAACAAAATCCTTGATGCTATTATGCTTGAATGGATACTCACCACGACGAGGCAAGTCACTGCGATTTTCTGTAAATGTAGCAGCCATATCCTCGTAATCTTTGTCTTTGGCACTGGCACTAACCACTGCGTCAAGCATGATTTGGACATCACCCAGTTCTTTTTTTAGATACTGCTGATCCTGTAATGCCAAATCAGTATATACGGTGTTTGCTTTGGTTACTTTCCGTTTATAGTTCATGCGTTTCATCTCTATTCTCCTGTTAGATTGTGATCCGTGCGGCAAACCATCCTCTGTAATCCTTTACGCTGTCTGTCTCACTATAGCCCTCACTGCGCTGTCGTGCTCCAGTTTTACATCTGTGAGCAATACTGCTTGATGTTAGATTGTAATATAATCCAGCAGCACGCAAACTGGGAAAGTGGCCATCTGGTGTGGTTACAGCGATTGATACTGTTCTGGCACTTGTGTTTTTGATTTTTTGTTTGGTTTCGTCGGTGACCTTGTAGCCCTTTGGTCGTCCGCGTCCTCGTCTTTGTAGTTCCATATTGGCTCCTATGTGTAAAGTATTTAGTCAAGATAATACTTGACTAATAATAAATATACTGTATAATATGAACATAGTCAAGGAGATTAGGATGATTACAATAGATAGCAGAGCGTGTGGCGCTGGAAAGACCACTGACGCAGCCACTGGCATTTACAAACAGATCCGCGATCACATCAGCAGTGGATCCAGAGTATTGGTTGTGGTTCCAAGTATCGCATTACAGGATCAGTATGTGCGTGATCTCAACAAGATTGGTTGGTTCCGAATCAATCATACAACACACGACAACACCGCTACGGCACTATATGATGCTATGCGTAGTGGGCGTGATGCCATTATCATTACAGCACAAACATTCACGCAGTCAAGTCACAGAGCATACAGGGCCAACTATCATCTCATTATTGATGAAGCATTGGAAGGCATTGTTACCACACTGTCGCTTAGATACAACACTACTGGTCAATGGCGTCCTGACTTGGACATAGAGAATGTGTTCTGTTGGGTCAAACCAGAACATCAACGAATGTATGAGTTGGATCAACACGAAGACACTGAACTATATCCATTTCGTGTGTATAGAACTCCACAGGACAATATCATTACCGAATCTCAGTCATTTAGACAGATGACCAATGAGAACTATACGGTGTGGATGACTGCTAACACTTGGACCGCATTGCGAGTTGGCAGTGAGCAACCGCACAAGATGCTATTGGTGCTGAACACAGACATACTCAATATGTGGCGCAGTGTTCATATTGCTGCTGCTGCTTTCGAGCATACTGCTATGGGTCATTGGCTACGCAATAGTTCCATTCCATATGAGATTAAGCATAAGTTTGAGCCTCATCCGCAACCTATAAGGCTACATAGTCCCAATCTTGTTTGGAGCAAGAACTTGATGATGAAGCAACCAGAACTGCTGTCTGCTTGGCAAGAGCATGTGGATAAGACACGCACTGGTCCTGTGCTCAGTGCTCGCAATATCATTTGGGGCAAAGATGGCAGACATATGGATGATATTCCTATCAGTCATAACGCACACGGCCTCAATGGCTACACGCAATACTGGAACATTTCATTGGAAACTGCTCTGGTTCCTGATCCGTTAGCAAAGAAATGGATGACTGATAACTGGTTTGCTGGTGATAATGAGCACGACATCAAGCGCAAGATCACCAATCTATGGGCTACCTATAAGTTTTATCAACTGGTTCTACGCACTGGCTATCGTCTTGCTGATCACGGCGATAATGTGCTTGATGTGTTCGTAATGGACGAGGGCGTTGCTATGGGCTTTATCGCAATCTTTTTTGATGAGGCTATTATCCGCGATCAAGTAGATATTGGCTACACAAAGCCAGTGCGTGGTCGCAAGCACAAATACACAACGGAAGAGGAACGGCTACAAGCACGACGCGAACAAGTAAAAAACAATGTTCGGCAACTGAGAGATAAAAGGAAAATGTAATCATTATATCCTAAGAAGTCTTTATAGGGTATTTTGATTACATAAGTTCTCAGTCAGCCAAACCCTAACGCATGATCGCGGAATCTAAACAAAAAGGAACTAATATGTACACAGAACACGATGACTTGATTGATTCACTAAAAGGCAACTTGATACGAGTCACAAAACAAGGACTTTACGAATATTTGGACAAAGCATACTTTGAGTATTTGTGCGAACGACTACACGATGACGAATCATTAGATGAGTTGTTTGATATCAGAGAGAAGCACTCAGACACTTGGTGGAAGCGATACAAATATCCGCAAGATGGAAATGTATCGCCTATGTCATCGCTCTTTGAACATTATGTAAAATTCGGATCCTATCCGCCTGGCAAGATTGCCAGCAAAAGCGATATTGGCAGATGGAAGCAAGCATTCAAGATGATCGATATGCTAGAGTTGGTGTGTAAAGATATTTCTGAGCACGATGACATCGACATTCAGATCAATATTAGAAAACTTGACGAATAATCAATAATCTTCTACAATACAAACACTATCAACACACATTTAGGAACTATCATGCATTTCGTTCTTGTCTACATTGCTCTGAGCATGCTATTCGGTTGGGGAAATATGTTCTCAGCAGCCGTCATTGGGGGTGTAGTCTGGCTTGCTATTGCCCACCCTCTGACCATCATCATTGGGCTGCCAGTGCTGCTATGGGCTATCGGTCGCTGGACCCGATAATTTGACAATAAATCGCATTTATCCTATAATACTAATACTGACAACACAGATTGGTATGTAGGAGATTGCGATGCAAGTCAAGTTCACGCCTCACGCTGCCACCAGGTTCTCTCAGCGTGTCTGCCGCATCAAAGCAGACGTCACCATCGATCTCGTTAAAATTGGCTTCAAGCGCAGCAAACTTAAAGCCACCAGTGCTGTGGGCGAGTGCGAATATTGGTTCAACCCCAACAAACGCGAGCCTCTGGTGCTGGTTGTGGCTCGCACTACGCCCGTCATCGTGACGGTTCTGAATGAGATGCGTGGTGTTGTTCCCGCTGTCTACGCTGCGGCTTGACAATAAATCCCATTTATCCTATAATACATATACTGACTAATCAACACAAGGACACACTATCATGCGTAAGCAATCCAAACAAGTCATCTCCAATGAGCAGTTGGAACGCGATGCTCATCGAATTGTCGATCTGCTCGACAATCTTATGCTTGCGCCACTTGGAATCGACATGGAAACCTATTACCCTGGCATTACGGGAGTCGGTAATGCTATTAGAGTTATTCTGGATAGCACTGCTCCTGGCAGCATCGAGCGTATTGAGCGTCTCAAGACTTTCATGTTGGCTCGACAATAAATCCGATTTATCCTATAATACTAATACTGACTAATCAACAAGGAGTTTGTTGTGAAAACCACTGTACAATACAAGGTTATTTTTACGCTTGAGTTGGACATCGATTCTGGCGACAATGATGAAGTCATTGACGAGGCGATTGAGAAGGCGCGCGACACTATCGCGCAAATTGTCGATACTGGTGTCGTTGATAATGTAACCTATGATTTTGACGAGGATCCGCAAGTGTATGACGATGACGGCAACTGTCTTACATTGGATTGACGAATAATCAACACAAGGACACAATCATGGACAAAGATAGTGTGTATGAACTTGCCTGCGATACTTGGAACGATTTTGTACAAGAAATCTATCGCGATTGGTGCAAAGAAAACGGTCTGCAAGTTGATGACGATTACACATGGGAAGAATGGCTGGCGAGTGATGCCAACGCTGGGCTCATCGCTTTTCTGACTAAGCCTCGCCCGCATCTGGCTTGACAATAAATCCCATTTATCCTATAATACTAATACTGACTAATCAACACAAGGACACGATCATGACCAAGCGCAACACTTCCGTTAGTCCCAATGTCATCCTTCTGGATCAGATCCCCAACGAACACATTCTGGCCGTTCATCAGGCTCTGGATGCTATTCGCGAGCAGTATGGTGTTCGTCTGCGTATCAAGGCTGACGGTCGCAGCAACAGTGCCGTTCGCGATCTGCCCACCGTGGCCGAATGCGGCTACGATGCGGCTTGACAATAAATCGCATTTATCCTATAATACATATACTGACTAATCAACACAAGGAACGCAATCATGTCGAACATCCAAATCGCTGATCAGTATGCCAAGAATATGAGCAGCATTCTCAATGCTGGTGGCGTGTGGCCGCATAGCATCGCTGCTCTGTCTAAAAAGGAAGTCCCCGGCGTGCTCGCCGCATATCGCAAGCACTTCACCAAAGTTGACTACAATTCCAAAACCAAACTCGTCGTTTGCTACAAGTAATAGGAACACAATCATGGCCAAGTATCTGGTAAGTTTCAAGATCGGTTCCAGTCGTGAAGTTTGGATCGAGCATGCTGACATTGACGCTAGCATTCAGTCACGCGATTACAATGTGTTCATCAAAACTGCTCGTCGTCTGACCAAGGAACATCTTGGTATCAACTCAAGAACTTTTGATCAGAGTCAGATCAACGATGGCACTGGGAATAACGGCATCGAGTTGTGGAATTACAAGAATGGCGCCCAGCAAATCAAGCGTGTGGAATTTGACGAATAATCTCAAGTCAGTCTAGCAGCATTAGCGACGGCCCACAGAATAATATTTGTGGTGCCGTCTTTGCGTTTATAGCGTAAGTGTCGCCCATCGTATTCATAGCCAAGTCGTATATACATGGCTAACTTAGCGGGCAATGGTTTTGGTAATGGGATGTGTTCTGTAATTTCGGTCATATTGCTTATTTACAAAAGCCAACGATTTTGCTATGATTTCTACACTATTTGATAAATAGTAATGTTGTCGTGAGACAACGGTTGTTCTAGAAGTACTATAATTTTTCAATCTCCTTTCCTAAATTGTTGATGCTACGCCCCCCAGTTCCGCAAGGTTCTGGGGGTTTTTACTTGACAGATATTGATTTATCTTATACAATACATATATAGCAACTTCGCTATAACACAAGGAGATTGATATGAATACTGAACACGAAGATATTGTAGCAACTCTGGCAGACAAAGTAATCACACTGGATATTGCCAAGTTTAGAAATGACAGTTTGTCCACTATTAGTGAGATGTTTGAGACGGCATATCCAGAATATTACAACTCAATTGATGGTAATATCACAGTAGATGAGTTATATGAATACTGCGAAGCAAATGGCTGGACTGGTTTTTTACGCCATGCTTTTGAGCAATACCAAAAACATTGCATTATGGAAGACAGACTAATGTTTTACTCAATATTGAGTGATATGAATATCGACAAATGCAGGGATATAACAAAAGTAAAAATCATTTTTGAGTAATCACAACAACCCAGGCAATCAACCTGGGTTTTTTATTTGTCCTAAATAGTATATGTATCGGCGCAATCACCGAGAAAACTACTCACAGAAGAGGACAAATAAATGGCGGCAAATACCCCAGTAAGATTAGGCAAAGGCGGCATAGGTGGCGCAAGACCTAATAGTGGCCCACCAAAGGGCGTCAAACACCTAACAGCACAAGAACTACGCAAACAAGTAAAGAAGATAGTAGGCATTCCGTTTGAGCAAGTACTAGCGGAGATGCAACTACAACTATTCAATGACTTCAAGGCAGGAAACAATATTCGTGAAGCAGTCACATTCACTGCCAGTATGATGAAGTATATGGTCAGACCACCATCACAAGAGTTAGAAGTTCGTGATGTCACTCCAAAAGATATGGATGACGCTGAAATCGAACTAAAAGCAGCAGCACTAATCGCCAGAGCGAAGTTCAATAGCCAAACAGTCACTGATGAAACCACTGAGCAGAAGTGAAGCATTACAGTTGATTGCCCTATTGGAAGAACGCGAACGCAGACAAAATAACAGACGCATTCGTAGTTATTTTAGCGACACTGGCGATACACGCCGCGAACTGTATCCAAAACACACAGAGTTCTTTAAGGCAGGAACAGACTACAAACTGCGATTGTTCATGGCAGCCAATCGTGTGGGCAAAACATTGGCAGCAGCATATGAACTCACTTGTCATCTAACAGGTCAATATCCAGATTGGTGGATTGGTCGCAGAAATACAGGTCCAAGCAGTTGGTGGGTATGCGGTAAAGACAGCAGAACAATATTATCCATCTTACAGAACACATTACTTGGTTCAGTAGGAGAGTTCGGTACAGGCATGATTCCAAAAGAATGCTTGGACTTTGACACACTAAAAGACGCAAAGAAAGCAGACACTGGCGTCACTGTGTTCCGTGTAAAACATAGTAGTGGTGGCTACAGTAACGTAGAGTTTAAAGCATATGACGCAGGCAGAACCAGTTTTGAGGGCACTGAACGCAGCATATGGTTAGACGAAGAACCACCACTAAGTATATTCACCGAGTGCTTATTGCGTACAGCAACAGGCAACAATATGCTGATGATGACCTTTACACCACTGAAGGGCATTAGTGATACTATCTTAAACTTCTTGGAAGGATCGCAGTTTCACGAAGGTCCAGTAGGCGAAGGCAAGTATGTAGTCATGGCTGGATGGGATGATGTCCCACACTTAACAGCAGCAGACAAAAAGATACTGTTAGCCAGCATACCGCCATTTCAGCGAGATGCCAGAACAAAGGGCATACCACAACTTGGTGCTGGTGCCATCTATCCAATACCAGAGAGTGAAGTAGCAGTAGATAGATTTGATATTCCAAAGAGTTGGAAGAAACTATACGGCTTAGATGTAGGATGGAATAAAACCGCAGCAATATGGTTAGCACAGGATCCCAATACTAACATATGGTACGCGTATAGCGAATACTATAAGGGCGAAGCAGAGCCCAGTAATCATGCTTCTACTATCAGAGCACGCGGAGATTGGATACCAGGCATTATCGATACTGCCGCTCGTGGGCGTAGTCAGATCGATGGCGACAATCTTATGCAGATGTATAAAGATTTGGGACTGAAACTCAATGATGCCGACAAAGCGGTGGAAACAGGATTATTCACCGTATGGGAACTGCTGAGCAGCGGTCAACTGAAAATATTCACCGACCTTACAAACTTTTGGAACGAATATAGATTATACCGTAGAGACGAGCGGGGTAAAGTCATCAAGGTCAATGATCACATAATGGACGCAATCAGATACGCAATGATGGGCAGAGATGTCGCTAAGCCAGAATACATCGTCTCGAAGAAAGCAAAAGTGTATACTCCTAATAGTGGCAACATACTATGAGGGAAACACTATGAAAAAGAATACAATGGACGAACAAACTTACAAATATTGGCGCGCATTTCAGGAGCAACGCAGCGGAGCAAAAAAGCGCGGCATAGAATGGCAACTTACATGGGAAGAATGGCTAAACTGGTGGGAAAGCACTGGTCAAATAAACAATAGAGGCAAATATAAAGGTCAATATGTTATGTGCCGGCACGGTGATACTGGACCATACTCACTATCCAATATATACTGCGATCTCACCGACAATAATAGCAGACTGCCAGGCATGCGCCAAAAGGGCATAGCAAAGCATTACACCGTGCATAATAAAGATAAGGGCAGGCCAGTAAAGATATTGGGCGTATCGTATCCAGGTATGGCTAATGCCAGCAGACAACTATCGATACCCCGAGCAACTATCGCATGGCGCATTGATCACGGTGTGCCAGGCTACGAATACATATAAATACAATATAACCAGGAAAATCACTATGGACGAAAAAAAAGTAATACAAATGGCGCTGGATAGATTTAAGATCGCCGAAGACGCCGATAACGAGTTCAGAATGAAGTTTAAAGAAGACTTGGAGTTCATTAGTGATGACCAATGGACCGGTTTGGCAAGACAGCAGCGTACAGAAAGTGGCCGTCCATGTATGACTATGGATCGTATCAATCCAGCATTGCGTCAGATTGTTAACGAACAGCGTATGAACAAACCACGCATTGAAGTGCTGCCTAAGGGCGATGGCGCTACCGATATCGTGGCCAACACTATGCAAGGACTGATCAGAGCAATCGAGTATGATAGTGCCGCTGATAGTGCTTACGATAGAGCAGGTTGGTACGCTGCTGCTGGAGGAATTGGTTATATTCGCGTTCGCAGTGAATACGAAGATGATAATACATTTGACCAAGTACTACGCATCGAAGCAGTGGCTGATCCAATGAATGTGTTTTACGATCCAAACAGTGTTCAAGGCGATGGCAGCGATTGCAACTGGGCATTCATTGTTGATAGCGTACCAAAGACAGAGTTCCAACATAGATATCCCAATGCTAAACTAAGTCAGCAAGTTGAGGACTTAGGCGGATGGCAAAACTTCAATGAGTACGATGCCAGTTGGATCACACAGAACAATATTAGAGTTGCTGAATACTACTACAAAGAGCATGTCGAGAAGACACTATATCAAGTACGCGATAATATCACTGGTCAGATCTATACAACTACTGATAAACCACCAGAAGAGACACTTGACGCAGGGCTGTTGGTTATACTAAACAAGCGTCCTACACTGGAAACGCAGATAGTATGGTGTTTGATGACTGGCACCGAGATATTAGACAGCAGCGTATGGCCAGGTAAGTTCATTCCGGTACTGCCAGTGTACGGCGAAGACTATTTTGTCGATGGCAAGCGTTATAAATGTGGAGCCGTGCGTAGAGCAAAAGACGCACAGAAGATGATCAACTTCACTGCCAGCCTACAAGCAGAAATCATTGACCTAAATGCCAAAGCGCCATACATTGGAGCAGCAGGGCAGTTCGACACATTTGAGGACAATTGGCGTGATGCTAATCGTAAGAACTTCGGTTACTTGGAATACAATCCTACTGATATCAATGGCAATCCAGCACCACCGCCAGTTCGTAATGCAGTAGAAGCACCTATTGCCGCTGTACAGCAGACCAAGATGCAGAGCGTAGAAGATATCAAGGCTATCTTTGGCGTATTTGACGCTAGTCTAGGCGCACAGAGCAATGAAACCAGTGGTATTGCAATTATGGCTCGCAAAGAGCAAACAGGAATCAGCAATTATCACTACTACGACAATCTGGTCAGAACCATCAGACAACTTGGACGCATGCTAGTGGATATCATTCCATTCTACTATGATACAACCAGAACTATACGCATTGTCAAGCCAAACGATGATCAAGAATTGGTGTTGATCAATGGTATGGATAAGAATGGCAAGATCATCGATCTTACTGCTGGACGCTATGATGTAGTTGTTCAGACTGGCCCTGGATACTCAACACAGCGTCAGGAAATGGTAGATAAGTCAATGACGCTTATGACTGTTTATCCACAAGCCGCACCACTAATCAGCGACTTAGTCGTACAAGAAATGAGTTTTGATGGCGCCAAACAGATTGCTAAGAGATTACGCGCCGCAGTGCCGCCAGAAGTACTGATGAGCAGTGAAGAAGAGATCGATCCAGAAAATGCTGAGGCAATGATCCAGACGCTACAGGCTAAACTCAAGCAGAACGTTCAAGCATTGGAAGCACTGAATGCTCATGCTGCTCAAGTTGAGGGCGAATTGGAGCGCACCAAAGACGAACTTAAGTTAAGCAAAATGAAGGGCGATATTGAGTTGAACAAGGCGACACTTGATGCTGAACTTCGTCGTGAAGAGTATAGCCTTGACGCTAAGAAATATGAATTGGATTTCTTAATCAAGGAGCAAGAAGTACTGATTCAGAAAGAGCAACTTAAGTTGGAACAAGCAAAACTTGCAGTTGCCGGCATGGACAAAATCGACAAAGAGTTGGACAAAGAAGCAGCCAGGTTCGACGCCATCGATGTAGCGCAGCCAAGTGATCTTAAAGCCAGTGCCACGGGAATCTGATGACTCCGCAGCGGCAATTTCAAATAATGTGGCAATATTTGATGTTAATGCTTGAGCAACGCGATTATCATGGCGCAAGGGATGCTATAGCCGACATAGAAATATTGTTGGCCAAGCATCCCGTAATCAATGATCGCGATACTGGCTAGAACTGATTCCAACCAATTTCATGCTCCGCTTTTAGTCTCGCGGCTATAGCGTCATTGATATCATCAAAATATCCTAAATGCTTTCGTTTTCCATCACGTCTAATATATGCGGCCCATTTTTGAAGAGGTTTGTACCACATTACTCCGCGATGACCTGAAGTGTTTTTGACAGATAATTTAGGATTTTGTGCATTTTGCGCGTGAGAACAACAACGCAAATTGTCGATACGATTATTAGATTTGTTTTGATCTTTATGATCTATTTCTTTGTTTGAGGGAATAGGCCAATTATGCATTTCCCATATGATTCTATGCGCTTTATAGATTCGTTTTTCATATGCAATCACTTTATAGCCATCGGATCTAATGTACCCAGCCTGAGATCCTGCTTTGGCACGCTGTCCGAAAGTACGCTTCCAATATAATTCACCGTCTTTATAATCAAATATTTCATTCCAATTTTGCATAACAGTTCCTTATGTTGAGTTATGCTGCTGCCCATCAGCAACATATAAAGATTATAAGGCTTAATTCAATTATCGTCAAATATTTTGGCTGTAGCATAAATACAACACAGGATACTGGCACCTATAACCAGGTACAACTACAAACAAAAGGATAATACATGTTTGGTCAATTCCCAATTAATGGTAGTCCCGCATCAGCGGAAACAGCCGCACCTGCTACAGAAACAACCGCTTCAGAGTCAGTGGAAGTAGATCGTGGCGAAACCACAGCAAATGTGGAATCAGAATCGGCAACTGATACAAACGCAGAGGGAGTCACCGAAACCACTGCTGCCAGCACTGACGAAGCAGGCGAAGATGTAGGTGAAGGTGAGAACGAACGCAAGCCAAAGCGTGGATTCGAACGCAGAATCGAGAAATTCAACCAGAAATTGAGCGCCAAAGAGGCGGAAATCGAATACTGGAAGAGGGTAGCACTTGGACAGCCAGCGGAGCCACAATCAGCACCACAGCCACAAGGAAAACCAAAGTTCTCTGATTATAATGACATAGAGGCATACACCGACGCTCTTACAGACTGGAAACTCAATGGCGCACTATCGCAAGTTCAGCAACAAACACAGTTCGCGACTGTGGCTAACACTTACGAGCAGCGTCTTAGTCAATTCAAGCAAACCGTGCCTGATTTTGACGCAGTAATGAGTGAGTTTGTAGCAGACTATGGCGATCTCAACATTCCGGAAGTGTTAGAAGTCGCAATGGAAAGCGATGTTGGGCCAAATATGGCATATTATATTGCTCAGAATCCAGAGATTATTGACACACTTGCTAAGTTACCACCACGCCGACGTTATATTGAACTAGGCAAATTAGAAGACAAAGTACGCGCTCCGAAGCAGACTGCGCCTGCTCCAGAGACAAAGAAAATTAGTGCTGCTCCAGCGCCAGTAAAGCCAGTAAAAGGCACAGGTAAAGTCGAAAGCAACGATCTTAGTGACCCAAATCTGAGTTATACTGACTGGTTGAAACGACGCGAAGCAACACTTAAGCGCAAATAAACTATCATTAAAGGATAATCAAAAATGTCTAATCAACTACTAACGATATCCATGATTACACAAGAGTCACTTCGTGTGCTAACCGGCTCACTAAAGTTCATGACCAATGTAAATCAAGGATACAACGATGAGTTTGCCATCAAGGGAGCCAAGATCGGCCAAACCATCAATATCAGAAAACCCGCTCGCTATGTAGGTCGTACTGGCCCTGTAGTGAACATCGAAGCACAAACCGAAACTTATGTTCCTTTGACTCTAAGTGAGCAGTATGGCGTTGACCTGTCATTCACCTCACAAGAGCAGACACTAAGTCTAGATATGTATTCGGATCGCGTTATCAAGCCTGCCATGGCACAGATCGCCAACCGTATGGATGCTTATGGTCTATCATATCTAAGCAAGGTTTATAACCAAGTTGGATCACCAGGTTCAGCAGTTAACAGTCTAAGCACCTATCTACAAGCCGGTGTTAAACTAGACCAGAACCTTGCTCCTCGTGATGGAACATGGAAGTTTGTTGCTGACCCAAATACTCAAGCCGTTGCTACTGGCCTAGGTCTGAACCTGTTCAACCCACAGCCAGAGATCAGTGCTCAGTACAGAAAGGGTCAACTTGCTCAGGCTCTAGGCTTTGAATGGTATATGGATCAGAATATTCCTGCTCACGCTAATGGAACATTCAGCGGTACTATTCAGGTTGACGGTGCTGGTCAAACTGGTAGCACACTAGTCATCAAAGGCCTAACTGGCACACTAACTGCTGGTACAGTATTCACCATCGCTGGTGTTAACGCTGTAAACCCACAGACCAAACAGGATCTAGGTGTTCCTCAGCAGTTTGTTGTTCTAGTCAATCGTACTGGTGTAGGTGCTATGAGCATCAGCCCAGCCATCGTAACAAGTGGCGCATTCCAGAGCGTAAGTGCTGGACCTGCTGATAGCGCAAATCTAACAATCGCTGGTGCTAGTGGCGTATCAACTCAGTTGAGCGTTGCCTATCACCCAGACGCATTCGTTATGGGCGTAGCAGAACTAGATGTTCCTGGTGGTACCGACCGCGCTTTCCGCGCTACCGATCCACAAACTGGCGTATCAGTTCGTATCATCCGTGATTACAGCGTTGTAACCGATCAGTGGATCACTCGTTTCGACGTTCTATTCGGATTCAACACACTGTACGAGCAACTTGCTTGCCGTATCGCTACATCTTAATATGGGCTATAGGGAGATGTAACAGTCTCCCTAACTAATCTAACACAAAGGAATAAACAAAATGGCCGCACCAAATATTGAAGTATCCAGCAACCCAACCAGTACTGGTGGCAACACCAGCGGTATCGTTGTTGGCGAAGTAACAACTCAAACTCTAGGCTTCTATGGAGCCACTGGTATCGCTCAGTTTGACACAACTGGCAACGTTGCTGGCTTTGCTGCCGGCAGTGGTACAGCAAGCAAAAGCGATAGCGTATGGACTGGCGGAGTTGGCAGTACTGCTTACACCGTTGGCGATCTAGTTCGCGCACTAAAGCAACTAGGTCTAATCGCAGAATAATCAATCACAGTTGATTATAGTAGCCTCTATGGGTCACAAGCCCATAGGGGCTTTATGCTAAATACTATTATGGCTACAATACGCGACCTTATAACTGGCAGTCTACGACTAATCAATGTCGTACAAGCCAATGAAACACCTACTGCTGACGATATGAATGTGTCGTTTGAGGCATTGAACAGTATGCTACAAAGTTGGAGTACTGACAGACTCTATATCTACAGCATCAATCCATATGAGTTTGCCTTTGTACCAAATCAAGCCAAATACACACTTGGCCCTGGTGGCGATTGGAATGTTGTAAGACCAATGGAAGTGATATCAATGTATGTTAGATATCCCAATGTAGATGGAGTTGGCCCAGCACCAACCACCGTAGATCTACCAATGGAGAAACTGACTATGGAACAGTGGTCTGCTATTGGAGTCAAAGGAGTCACTGCCAGATTTCCCTTGAAGTTCTACGATGATGGCAACAATCCTCTACGCACAATCTATGTTTGGCCAATACCACAACGCATATTTCCAGCGCAATTATGGTTATTTCAACCACTGATCGATCCAGCCACTATTGACGATCCAGTAAACTTTCCAAAGGGCTATGAACGCGCACTGCGTTTCGCATTGGCAATTGAATTGGCCAGTGAATTTGGTAAAGAAGTGCCAGACACCGTGCGTAAGATCGCCAGAAACAGTATGGCAACAATAAAACGACTAAACAGCCAGCCTCAGATTATGGCTGGTGACATTGCTATAGCCAGTGATAAGACGGCACTTTGGAACTACGTTACGGGGGATACAATCCCTTCAAATATGTGATATACTATGCTTACTATGACAAAAGAACAAATTAGAAAAGCAAGAGTAAGTTTTAGCCAGCAACGACATATGGCTGATAAGAGAGGTATTGAATGGAAACTAACATATGATGAATGGATCAATTGGTGGCTAGAGACTGGAGTATATCATCTTCGCGGGCGCGGCAAAGGCAAATATGTAATGGCCAGATATGGCGATCAAGGAGCATATGAATTAGGCAACATAGAGGCCAAATTACATGGAGTAAATATTCGTGAAGCCCATGTCGGAAACACATATAATATTGGCCGGAAACACAGCGTTATAACTAGAAACACTATAAGCAAAAGAATATCCGGAAGCAATAATCCTGCTGCGCGAAAAGTAAAAATACATGGTCAAACTTATGATTGTATTAAAGACGCCGCTAAGGCAATTGGCATAGGATATAGTCTGTGTAAAAAACGCCTACGCAATAATATACAGGGCTACGAATACTTATGAGCACTACACGCGAACTAATCACTGGCGCATTGAGACTAATCAATGTCATACAGCAAAACGAAGTGGCCACTGCGGCCGACATGGATATCTCGCTGATTGCGTTGGATGCCATGGTTGATAGTTGGAGCACTGATAAACTATCCATTTATGTGCTGAAACCATACTATTTTCCAACTACGGCAGGTCAAAAGAACTACACATTAGGCAGCGGCGGTAACTGGAATTTAGAGCGTCCAATGAGTGTAGAGCGCATGACTGTGAGTTATAACGGAAGTTTGACTTACAATCCCAGCACTGGCTTGTATTCATTGGTTAATAGTCAAACAACCATTGATATTCCATTAGAGACGCTGACTGACGCACAATATGCCGCTATCCCTGTAAAGGATCAGCCTGCTACATATGCGCTAAAGTTTTACGATAATGGCAACTATCCATTACGCACTATTAGTCTATGGCCAGTGCCTACTACATCACAGCCAATGACCGTATGGACATGGCAACCACTTGGAACATATGCCACATTGGATGATCAGTTGAATTTGCCACGCGGATATGAACGAGCACTACGCTTTAATCTTGCCGTAGAACTCAGTGCCGAATTCGGTAAAGTACCAGCGCCTGATGTATTGAGAATTGCTGATGAAAGTTATGCTTCACTGAAGCGTCTGAATGTAAGAAGTCAGATTACACGCGGTGATATCGCAATCAGCGCACCAGGACCAGGCGTATATAATTACAATCTTGCCACAACAATACCAAACTAACATGATTGATATTCCAACTCCAAAAAACTATAGTCAATACATATACGAACGCAATATGCGTACTATGGCTGTTATGAGTAAGCAGGATCGTATTCCTGGCCGTCAAATAAAAGCAGAGAATTTAAGCGTAAAGTTGCTAACCGATGCTGGATATAAGCACAATTCAACAAACGACACAATGGAGCGACAAAGATGAGTTTTGTAGGCATAGACCCAGCGTATATAAATAGATTCATACTGGAGAAAAATATGGATCTAAAATTACTAAAAAAAGCCTATGCTACTCAAAAATATCAATGCGATTCAGGTCGCAAATTAGATGCTGCCGGAAACAAGGTAGAGTTTAGATTATCGTTTGAAGAATGGCTTGACTTATGGGAACAATCAGGTTGTTTAGACAAACGCGGAATATGGGAAGATTGCTATGTAATGGCGCGTCATAATGATCTTGGACATTATGAAATAGGAAATGTTAGCATAAGATTACATAGCGATAATGTTCGTGATGCTCAAATAGGTCGCAAAGGATATGATAGACACGGCGAAAATAATCCTTTCCACGGCAAACGACATAATGAAGCAACCATAGAGAAATGTCGTGAAGCAAGACTAAAGCAAACATTTAGCGAAGAAAGCAAAATGAAAATGGGAGCATCGTTTCGCGGTAAAAAACAATCGCCAGAGCATATTGCTAAGCGCATAGCAGCAACTCAGGCGGCTAAACTAAAAAAGAAGGAACTACAAAATGTCGGAGCGTAAAAATAGATTTCCTGGCTTTTGCGGGCCCGCATACGAAAGTCGTGTAAAACGCTTTGATGCTCAGCGACTGGTCAATTATTACATTGAGATGGACGAAACTGGTGGTGGAAAAGGGGGCGAGCCAGCAGTACTGATTGGCACTCCTGGTCTAAAGTTTCTACAAAGCATAGGCACTGGCCCTATTCGTCAAGTATATACCGTTAGCAATCAGCAAATCAGTTATATTGTCAGTGGCAACAAAGTCTATCAGATCAGTGGTGCATTGGGATTGCCAACAGAACTAAGCGGAACACTGAGCACAAGCACTGGTCCAGTACAAATAGCAGACAATGGCATACAGGCACTGATAGTAGATGGTCAGGCTGGTTACTATATCACAATAGGCAATCTGGCTATCAACAATATTACGGATCCAAACTTCTATCCTGCTGATACCGTGACATTCCAAGATGGCTACTTCATACTAAATCGTACAGGCACACCATACTTCTTTATCAGTGACTTATACAGCATAGACTTTCCTGCTCTAAATGAAGCAGCCAAAAGCGGCAACAGCGATATTCTAACTGCCGTAATCAGCAACAATCGTCAGTTATACTTGCTTGGTGCCAGCACTACAGAGATTTGGTATAACAGCGGAGCAAGTGGAACAACACCATTCCAACGACAAGATGGTCGTTTCAGTCAGGTTGGATGCGCTGCCCCTAATAGCATTGCCAGATTGAGTGAGACATTCTTTTGGCTTGGCACTAACTCACAGGGCGGTGGCGTTGTTTATATGCTTGAGAATGCTATGCCTGTGCGAGTAAGCACACACGCAATTGAGTACATCATACAGCAATATACGGACTTGAGTGGTGCTACTGGTTACGCATATCAGCAAGAGGGTCATTACTTTTATTGCTTGAATATTCCCAGCATGAACACTACATTGGTTTATGATATGAGCGTAAAGCAGTGGCATGAGCGTCAAACAACCATCGATGGAGTTGCTGGTCGCAATATTGGCAGTTGTCATTGCGTGCTAAACAATCAACACATTGTAGGTGACTTTGCCGATAATAACATCTATGAATTAGATCTGGACACATACACAGACAACGGCAATATGATCGCCAGAATTCGTCAAACACCGCATGTAAGCGAGAACTTAAACAGAATGTTCTATAAACTATTTGAGGTAGACTTTCAGTTTGGCACTGGCTTAGTAAACAATGGCACTAATACGCAGAGCAGTGTAAATCCGCGTATAGTGTTGGAAATAAGCAACGATGGCGGACAAACTTGGAGCAATCCAATATACGCTAGTTTGGGACAAATAGGTCGTTGGAATACTCGCGCTCGCTGGCAGCGATTGGGTAGTAGTCGTGATCGTGTGTTTCGCGTAACAGTAACAGAGCCAGTAAAAACACAGATGCTCAGCGCCATGCTCGATGTGGAAGTGGGATTGGCTTAAATATAATGATATCCTGGACGCCCTTGTTTAATACGTCTATAGACGGTTGCCCAATGCAAACCAAGTGCTTTAGCCGCTTCGACGGCGGAAACATATTCAATGCCATGAATAACTACTTTTTTAGATGTATATCCTCCTGGGCGCCCCTGTTTTATAAGTTGATCAACATAGTCATTCCATTTTTTACTTCGTTTTTGTTTTTCATGAGCAAAAAGGCCGTTATTTTCGGTAGTATCGTAATATATATTATCTGGCGAATATGGTCCTTCATCGTCTTTTCTACACATTTGATATTGCCCTTTGTTTCGTCCGCGCAACTCCCAATATCCGGACGCGATCCATCCCTCAAGCCAGGTATCAAAAGTAAAAAGCCACTCTATTCCGCGCTCTTTGGCGCCTTTCTTTTGCGAATGATATGCAATACGAGCGCGTTTAAGTTCTTCTTTATTCATTTTGTACTATTCAAAGTGATTAATGATTATAATCATAGCAGATTATATAATATTGATCAAGTCTT